CAACAGGCAAATGGTTACATATGAAGGGACGGGCTATCGCCCGCCCCAACAGGTTTCAGGTAGCCAGATTTCAGAGTACGAAAGCGGGCCGGAAGCCGAGGGGCGCGCTCGCGTCCGACCGCGCGTCGTTGCCCAGGCGCAGGGCGAAGACCCCGGCACGGACGCCGTTGAGCCAGTGGCCCCCACGGCGCGGCAGACGCTCTCCGCTGTTGCGCACGTAGAGACGGCCACGATCCATGTCCGTCGCATGAGGGAACAGGCCCAGCGCCTTGATGAGCGAGGGAGCAGTGACACCCGAGGCGGCCGTCACGTCCTTATATTGCTGGCTCGCGGAGCTGCTGTCATCTTCTGGCGGATACTGGCTGGTGATGGCCGTGGCCAGCTGCGGATTGCCGAGCCCGTTCGGGCTGGTGGCGTTCCACTTGAGCGTGTTGGCGGTGCCGGGATCGACCAGCGTGCCGTTCTGAAGGATCGCGCGCCAGAGCGGGCTGTCCGGGCCGTGATCGGCGTCGGTGGCGGCCGCATTGTTCTCCGGGATGATCTGGATTTCACCATCCATGAGGCGCAAACCACGGACCCACTCCCAGACGTTGCCGCACAAATCGGCGATGCCGGCCGGGCTGTTGTCGTGATACCAACTCGCCGGACCGGAGCCGGTCAGCGTGCGCGCAGTGCCTTCATTGAAGCCGGGGGCCTGGCCATCCTGGCGGCGGCCGGTCTCGTAGGTCTGCGCATAATCGCGGCCCCAATTGGTGTTGCCGCGCGGCATGAAGCCGTTCTTCCAGCACCACAAGGCGACGGCCGCCCATTCGGCATTGGTCATCATGTGCCAGCCCGGACCCTTCGCCCGGCAGAGCGCATCAGCCGCATCAAAATCGATTGAGGCTGTCGGGTCCTGACCCGGCAGAGAAAGCGCATGGCCGTCATGGACGCGCGCCTGGAATTTGCCGACGAAGATTTCCGACTTCTGGACGCCACCGACCATGAAGGCCGGATGCGTGCCGGTGCCGAGGCCCACATGGATATCTTCGAGGTTGAAGCGCGGCACCACGCACATGATCGAAGGATAGCCCTTGCTGTCGTAAAGGACGGTATTGACGCCGCCCGATGCGGCCTCGACGGACTGCCGGAGAGCGTCCGGGGTCGAAATGGTGACACTCATCGTGTTCACTCCTCGCTTTCTGGTTCAGGGGTTTCGGGGTTTTCGGGCAAGGCCCAGAGTTGCAGCGTGACGGCCTCGGCCGAGCACGGCTGCGGCACCGGAATGGTCTGGGTGACTTCTTCACCGTCGACCGTTTCGGTGACCTCCTCGTCCACATAGCGGCGGGGAGGAATGACGATGACGGCCGCGTAGGTGTCGCCCTCAAGCGAGAGCTGGCCACTCGTATCGGCGAAGATCGAAATCACTCGCTCGTTGTCGCGCTGCTCTTCGGCGAGGTCGATGACCAGGTTGCCGAGCGTCAGCTCGCAGCCATCAAGTTCAAACTCGGCCTTCCGGCCCTCATTCAGGTGCTGGATGTTCATCGCGCGCCTCACTGGTAGCGGGTGTTGAGCAGCGTCCAGCGGACGCGGACATTATCCGCGCTGCCGGTCTGCCGGATTTTGAAGCCGTTGCGCGCCCGGTCGTACGCCTGGAGCGAACCGACAGCCGCGACATTGGTGGCGCTTTCGACCTCAAGCGCGATCGCGTAATCGGCGGCCGGCAGGGTGTCCTCGAAAGCGATGGTGGCGAACGGGGCGAAGCTGGTCACCCAGGAGTTGGCCGACTGCACGATGCGCAGATCGGTGAGGGTGACGGCCGACAGATTGTTGCCGGTGTTTCCGGCCGGCACGTCGATCCGGTAGAGCGGCAAGCCGCCATCCGGGACCTCGGCCGCAATCTGGACGCCGTAGACGGCATTGCCCAGGTTGACGAGGTACGCGAAATAACTCCGCTCCTGCGCACTCTCATTGGTCGGCACCGACACATGATAATCGTCATCGGCCAACGAGACGATTATGCCGTCGATCTGCGCCCGCGAGACGCCAGCCCCGACCGTGCCGGATTGCGAAAGGTGCAGTGCCCGGATATCGCTCTTTGTGAGCTGCATTCCGGCAATGACGTACTTGTTCTTGATGGTGACGACGCCCTGGGCGAGCACCCGGCGGCGCAGAGTATCCATCTCGACAGCCAGCACGCCCGCAAGGCGCATCGCCTCCTGAAAGCCGACGATAATCGAGGTCTGCTGTTCGGGCGCGAAAGCGTCGTAACCGGCCAGACGATCGCCCAGCGAGCCGCCCTCGCCGCGCGCCGCGATCACCTCGTCGGCGATGCCTTTGAGCCAGCGGGTGCGGTTGGCCAGCTGGCGAGCCTGCACGTTTGAGATGCCGTCCGGCCCGCCGACCACCGGATCGACCAGCTCGATCTGGTAGATGCCGGCCGGATAGGTATTTTGCTCGGGAAGATTTGCCATTCCGTAGGCTCCTTTCGTCAGAAGATGATGGTCCACGCGCCGTCGATCGAAATGTCGTCGGCCTTCTCGATCGGCGCGCGGGTCTTGCGGGCAAACAGGGTGGCGTCGGCAGTGATGAGGCCGAACTCGCGGATGACCATGCCGTTGGCCTCGGCGGTCTCCAGTCGCCAGTTGAACTGCACCCGACCGCCGGCCGGATACTCGAAGCCCTGGATGTTCTTGATAAAGGCCCCGGTCAGCGCGGTGTCGTCGGGTGTGGGGCCACTGCCGTTGGTGCCGACGCCGATGCGGGTGATGACCTTGCCCGCGCCCTCGCCAGCGATCAGCCGGGCGAGCGCATCACGCGCGTCGAGCATGATCATGTTGTCGTCGCGCCAGCTCTCGATCAGCTCGCCCGATCGCCGGACGTTGATGGCGAAGGAGCCGCGCAGGGAGATGGTTTCGGCAATGTTCATCATGGCCTCAAATCGCTGTTAACCGGGTGATGACCGGGCTTTCATGGAAAATTCCGGCGAAGAACGTCCGTGCGCCGTCATGGGCGATCTCGCCATCGTAGAGGTCGCCCGCATGGCGATATTTGCCATCATGGCGGACGTGGCGGCGCACGATGATCGGCATGGCCTGATCGGCGACGGATGGCTGATTGAGCCCGTATGTGATGCCGTCATGCGGATAGCGGCCGTCATGGAGCGGCAGGATGCCCATGGCGTCCTCGATCGTCATGGACACCCGGCTGGTCAGCTCGACGCGCCTGTTGTCATAAAGCTCGCCGGTCTCGCCCCAGCCGGTATGGTCGGCCGCCCCGGCGTGATTGATCGCGCCATCATGCAGGTGGCGAACGCCGTGATCGTGATCGGTCGAGCCGTCATAGAGCCGGCCCCAGGGATAGACATCCTCGCCGATGTAGCGGGCCAGGGAGTCCATCTCGTCGTCAACGTCGATCGCGTCCTCGGTGTTGGCGCGGAAACCGATATCGACCAGGTGCGAGCGGGCGTTCTTCCAGATTTCGATCAGGTCCACGAGCTGGCGGATGCGCGTGGCATCGACGCCCTTGTCCTCGCCCAGATCGAGCAGCACGCGGAACATCGCCCAGCGCACCCCGCCGCCATAGCTCTCCGCGCCCGAATGGTTGCGCTCGCCATCGTAAAGGGTGACCGGCAGGCCCTCGATAATCTCGGCGTCGGCATAGCCGAGCGACTTGATCGCCTCGCGGATAGCCCAGGGCGTGCCGGTATAGCGATGCAGCTCGATCGCCCGCTTGATGAGCGCGCGGCGCTCCTCGGGCGTGCCGGCAAGGTCCCAGCCTTCCGCGCCCATGATGTGAAACTGCCAGCCGAGCAGGTGCAGGGCATCGTCCTGCAATTCATCGACGCGGTAGATCAGGAGCTTGGTGAGGTCGAGGTCGCCCTGGCGGCCGATCAGCCTGACCAGCGCGCGGGTGCGCTCATCGTCAATGCCGGCCGGGATCAGATGAAGAAGGTCATCAGCCATCGGCGACCCCCGCCAGCGTCAGGTCGATGGACGTGCAGTCGGCCCATTCGGCCGGCCCCAGCTCGCGCCAGACCGGCGTGACCAGCTCGACGCGATAGACGCCCGACACGGACAGGGCGGCGATGCACTGGCTTTCCACCAGGTCGCGGCCCAGGCCTCGCCTGCGCTCACCCGCATATGCCTCGGCCGCCGCCTGGACAGCCGCAAGCGTCACCTCGGGATCGGCATCCCTGAATAGCGTGATCGTGCCGGTGATCTGGTACGGCACCCGCTCCGGCGGCGCGACCTGCACGGTATCGGTCAGCGGCCGCACCTTGTCATCGGAGACATGCGCGCCAACCAGATCGAGCAGCTCGGAGCTGGGCAGGCCCTGATCGGTCAGGATGTGAATGCGCACCAGGCCAGGTCGAGGACTTAGAACGGCGGCATCGATAATCGACTGATGCGCACTCATGGCGTGCCAGCGATAGGCCCCGACCGGGCCGGCGACCGAGAAGTGCTCGGGAGCTTCGCGGATGCGATCGCGCAGGCGGTCATCGATCTCGCGCGCCCGGCCGCCATAGCTGACCGACGTGTTGACGGCCGAAGCGACATGAGCGACCGGATCAAGCAGCGCGGCGATCTGGCCCTGGACATAGCCGTTGCCGATCTCGCCCGGCGTCTGCGCCTGCGCCGTCACCTCGGCCGCCAGTTTGCCCGCGACGATCTCAAGGTCGGCGGTGGTGGCGAAGGTCACCCGACCATCGTTCGACCGCACCCGCGTGCCGGCCGGAATGATGACCGAGCCGGGCCGAGCGGCGGCAAGGGTGAACAGGATCGTGGTGAGTGCGGGTGCTTCGGGCAGGCGCGTGACGCCGAGCAGCTCGCCGAGGTAGTCGATCATCGGAAAGCGCGCGAAGGCGAGCAGGTTCTGTTTGGCCGCCTCCTGGATGGCGACCCGCAACAGGCTCTCGCGATAGGCGATCAGGTCGATGATGAGGCGCTCGACCTGGGCGGGCTGGAGCTTGCGGCCGGTATATGCCTCGTAATCGGCGATCATCTGGGCGGTGAGACCGGCGGGATCGCGCTCGATGAAGTCCGGTTCAGGCAGCGACATCACGAACCTCCGTGACCATGAGGTCGCCCTGGCCGGCGATGCGCCACTCGACGGTGATATGGAGATGCGCGACCATCTCGATCGGCACGAGGCGCACCACCTCGATCCTCGGCTCCCAGCGCGCCAGCGCCTCGATCCCTTCGCGCACCACGTGCGGCACCGCCTCGCCGACCGGATGATCGACATAGTGCCAGATGTCCGAGCCGAACTCGGGCCGGTGCGGATCAGAGCCCTTCGGGGTCAAAAGGATGATGCGGATGCACTGGTGGATATCATCGAGACCCTCGACAATCTCACCGTGCGCATCGAGCCGGGGCTGCCAGTGGGCGGCCGTTATCTGACGAACATCCTGAACCATGCCGCGATGATCGCGCGCAGGCGGAGGTCCTCACACCCGGACACGTGTCCGGGCCAAAGCGGGATGACGATGAAGGAAGAGGTGCAATGCTACACCGGAACGCCCGCCGCCGCCAAGGTGTCAGTCGGGAACATCGGTGCTTGCGGGACCCGGCAGGATGCCGCCATGCGTGTGCGTGTCGTCAATCGTGGTGCCGTTATGCGTCACGCTGCCGCCCGTGATCGCCACCCCGCCCGGCGAAATCTCGACCGAGACCCCGCCAACAGCGAGCCGGAATGTCTGGCTGCCCTTGTCATAAGTGAGCGAGGCCCCGTCGCCATAAACGATCGTATGCACGTTGGGGTCCGACGAGGGCGGCGCGTCGGCCTCCGAATAGATCGCGCCCGCGATGACGCCGGCCTCCTCACCCTTGTCCATGATGACAACGACATGCTCGCCGGTCACCGGCATCCAGTAGGTCTTGTCGCTCTTGGTCTTGCCCTGGAGCACCTGGAGCCAGAAGCTCTGCACGTTGTCATGGTCGGGAAACTGCACCCGCGCCTTGGCGGTCGCGGGGTCGGTTTCGGTGACGATACCCAGCCTAAGCGACACGGCGCACCTCGATCTCGGTGGTGTAGCCCGCGCTGCGCTCGATGCGATGGCGCGAGGTCTCGACGTAATATTTGCCCGAGAGCTTGCCCAGGCCGGTGACCTGGACGTTGTTGCCCGCGATCATCCGGTGATCGCCGACGATCTCGATCCGGCCGGTGAGTTTTTTCATGTTGGCCTTTTTCAGCTCGGCCTCGGCGCGGGTCTTTGCCTGCGCCTCGCTCTCGACGCGCGCCTTGATCTTGAGGGTGTCGCCGGTCTTCACGTCCGGGTCCTCGACCGTCACCTCGATCAGCTTGGAGGTCTCGGGGTCATGATAGGAGAGCGTGCACTCCTTATAGACCTCGTGGGTCTTGTCGTTGAAATCGAAGCTCTTCATCTCGGTGCGCGGAATGACCGCCACCGGGTCCTGTTCTTCCAGGCTCTTGATGGTCGAAAAGAAGATCACCTTCTCGCGCACCGCAAAGACGTGCGCGTATTCCTCGGCAATGCGTTTCAGAAACTCCAGGTCGCGCTCGTCGTTCTGGGTCACCCGCTTGATGGTGATATCCTCGATCTCGCCATCGACCGACATGCCGTGCTCGCCAGCAATCTCCTCGGCGATCTCGCGCAGCGTCTTGTTCTCGAAGCTCCTTGTCTTCTTGGTGCGAAGGCTGTCGGTCACCGGCGCAGCCAGACCCCTTATGATGACGGTATCGGGCGGGCCGGTGAAGTCGATTTCATCAACCTCGAACTTGCCGCACGGCAGAAGGCCCTGGCCGAGCCAGCCGATCGAGAGGTCGATCACGTCGCCCTTTTCTGGATACCAGCTACCCTTCCAGCGATGCAGCTTGTCCTCGAACCGCGCCTCGATCTCGTCGGACTTGCCGTGATCGAAGTCGGTATAGATCACCATGAGCGCGTCCGAGCCGATATTCGCGCCCTGGTAAATCAGCACCCATGTCGCCTGCGGCACCATCATGACTAGCGGCCCCGCTTCCACGGCGGCAGGTCGCGATCGAGCACCACCTCGTCGGGCAGCACCGGAATGCGCAGCTTGATGCCCGAGGCGATCGACGGCCGGATCGGCACCGAGCTGTTGGCGACGATGATCGGCTCATAAAGATGCGGGTCGCCGTAATAGCGCCAGGCGAGCAGGTCCCAGCGGTCGCCCTCGGTGGTGATGTGCTCGACATATTGCTGCATGGTCACTGCCTCACGATCGAGCCGGATGAAACCCCGCCGGGGTCGCCCGAGGGCGCGGCCGGCGGCGGGCCGGAGCGGGCGTTCGCGCCTGCGCCGCTGGCACGGGCCACATTGTTGACCACCGAAATCACCGCGCCCAGCAGCCCGCCAAGGCCGCCAAAGCCGCCATGCTCGACCAGCGACACGCGGGCGGTGAGCGCCACCAGCGCGCCCCGGCTGTTGGTCTGGCGCGCGGTCGAGCGGATCGACTTGATGACGAACATGCCGACATACTGGCCCGAGCCGTAGATGAAGGGCAGCGCGGTGTGCATGGAGCCCGCGACCTTGAGCTTGGCCAGCTCGGCCTCGGGATTGCAGTAGGAGACGTGGAACATCAGGTCGATATCCACCTCCTCCAGATCGTCGCCGATCCATTGCAGGCGCGGCTTGCCCTCGATCACGTCATGGCGGGCATAGTCATAGCCGCGCTTGTTGGTCACCCCCTCGAAATAGGTGATGAGGCGAAAGCTGATCGGGCCGAGCATGGCGAACATGGTCAATACTCCTGACGCTGGCGGCGCTTCAATTCATCCTCGACCAGCTGCACCAGCTCGTAGCTCATCGAGCGGAGCAGCTCGCGCATCTGCTCGCGCGACTGCGCGCTGCCACCATCGCCACCCCCGCCGCCCGGCATGGTGATGTTGGGGCTGAAGTCGATCGACACCTGGACACCCGGCTGCGCCGCGCCGATCGCGCCGGCCGGGCCGCCCGCATCCGCGCCGAGGCCGACCTGGGGCATGGCCAGCGAGACAGCCGGCAGGTTGATCGGATGGAAGGACGGAAGCTGGGCCGCTGCGGCCGGCATGGACAGCGTGGCACCGGCCAGCGCGGCCGCCATGCCCGCCGTCATGCGCCGCACCGCCTCGATCGCGGGCGCGGGCCGCACGGCGTCGGCGAGCGTCTCGGCAAACTGGACGCGGTGCAGGTCCGAAAGCGGGCCGACCTTGGCCGGCGAGTGCGGCAGGTGATCGCGCATGGCCTGCACGGTGTCGCGGACCGCCTCGATCGCCTGCGCGGCACCGGCGCGGATGCCGGCCGCCAGGGTGGCCATCAGCGACACGCCCTCATTGTGGAAGCTGGCCTGCTGGACGATCGAGCGCGCCGCCCGCACCGCATCCTCGGCTGCGCGCGGGATGCCGGCCGCCTGGTTGATTGCCTGGGCGGCGGCGTCGGAAACCGCGTTGACGCCATCCTGGGCAGCCGAGAGGTCGAGGACGGCAACGCCCTCCAGCGCCGTCGCCAGATCGTTGGCGGCGACGGTGGCGCGCTCGATCGACGCGGGATCGCGGGCCGCCAGATCGACGGCATCGGCGTTGGAGAAAAGCGAAGTCACCCGGTTCCACGCCGCGCCAGCCATGCCGGCCGCATCCGAGATGAAGCCGACCAGCGTCTCGCCGATGCCCCCGAACGCGCCGGTGATCGCTTCGATCGGCGACCACTCGAACAGCGCCTGCAACCGGCCCCAGACCGCATCGACCAGCCCGAAGGCCGCCTCGATCGGGGCGGCGATCGCTTGCGTGACGGCCGACCAGTCGATTTCCGGGGCATCCGGGATCAGCGTTGACCAGTCGAAGGCGGCCACGCCGTCGAGCACCTCGGCCCATGAGAAGCCGGGGATGAAGTCGAGCCAGCGGATCGGCAGGAGCCAGCTCGCCCAATCGAGCGCGACGAGGAAGTGATCCCAGGAGAGGCCGGGAATGACGCTCGCCCACTCGAACGAAAGCACCCACGCGCCCCAATCGAGCACGCCGCCGATGACGCCTTCCCAGGAAAAACCGGGGATGAAGTCGAGCCAGCGCAGCGGCGTCAGCCAGCTTAACCAGTCGAGCGCGGTAAGGAAGCCCTCCCAAGTGATCGGCGGGATCAGGGCCGACCAGTCGAAGTCGGGAATGATCCCGTCCCAGCTGATCGCATCCCAGGCGGCGGCGATGGTTTCCCACCACCCTGAAAGCCAGCTCGTAAAGCCTTCAAACGCCGCTTGAACGTCACCCCAGAGCGAAACGAAAAACGCCGAAATCGGCTCCCAATATTGCCAGATCAGGAACGCGGCCGCCGCGATCGCCAGCGCGATCAGCACCACCGGGTTCATCAGGAAGGCGAGCCCCATGGCGCGGGCCGCGCCGGCGACGGCGCGCAGCAGCCAGACGAACGCCACCCCGACCTTGGACAGCGCGACCAGGCCGACGCCGGCCATGGTGGCGAAGCCGCCGATGATCGAAAGGATCGGGGCGATCACCAT